TGGAAGCAGCAACAAGAACTGGTAAACCAAATGCATTTGCATATTTTACACAGATCACTTGGTTTGCTTTTTTAAGACGAATTGCAAAAGAAAAGAAGCAACAAGAAATTAAATTAAAATATCTAACCAAAGCAGATATTGGTTCCTTTATTGATAATGAGTTAGGGGATGAGATGTCCTCACAAGTTGTAGGTGCCTTTGTGGATACACTACGAGATAGAATTGATAAAGTGCGAAGTGTAGATGCAGAGGTCAAAGAATTTGTAAAAGAAGAAAAGAAAAAGAAAAGAAGACAGATTGCAGATTCCGACCTTGAGGAGTTTATGAATTGAAAATTGCTATCTTGAATGATACACATTGTGGTATCAGAAATTCTGCAGAAATTTTCCTAAATAATGCAGCAGATTTTTATTCCAAGGTTTTCTTTCCACAATGTGAAAAACAGGGTGTACAACAAATTGTACATTTGGGTGATTATTATGACCATCGTAAATTTGTAAACTTTAAAGCACTAAACCATAACCGTAAGTGTTTTTTAGAACCTATGCGTCAAGCCGGTATGCAGATGGATATTATTCCAGGCAACCATGACACATATTATAAAAATACAAATGATTTAAATAGTCTAAAAGAGTTATTAGGGTATTATATGAACGAGGTCCATATTATTATGGAACCTACCGTTATGGAATATGGTTCTCTCAAAATGGCTATGATACCATGGATCAATCCAGAAAATTATGAATCGACTATGAAATTCATAAAGGATTGTAAGGCCGATTGGTGTGGCGCTCATTTGGAATTAAATGGGTTTGACATGATGAAAGGTGTTAAAAATACTCATGGTATGGATCACAAACTATTTGAAAAATTTGAACTGGTATTAACAGGGCATTTTCATGTAGGATCACGTCAAGATAATATCTGGTATCTAGGCTCACAAATGGAATTTTTCTGGTCTGATGCACATGATCCAAAATATTTTCATATTGTGGATACAGAGACCAGAGAGATCCAAAGGATACATAATCCTTATACTTTGTTTGAGAAAATTGTTTACAATGACGAAGAAATGGATTATAATACTTATAACTTATCACACATCGATAAGAAATTTATCAAGGTTGTGGTAGTTAATAAAAAGGATACATTCTTATTTGATAGATTTATTGATAGGATTCAGAGTCATAATATCCATGAACTTAAGATTGCTGAAAACTTTAATGAGTTTCTAGGTGAGAATGTAGAGGATGAGGAAATGAAGTTTGACGATACTGAGGCTGTAGTCAATACTTATATTGATGCAGTTGATACTGACCTTGATAAGGACAAAATCAAAACTCAAGTTCGTGAACTTATGACAGAAGCACAGGCACTTGAAATCGCATGATATTATTTAAAACTGCTAGGTGGAAAAATTTTCTATCCACTGGCGACAAGTTTACTGAAATTAATCTAAACAAAGATGAAACCACTCTAATTGTAGGCCACAATGGTGCTGGTAAATCTACTATTCTAGATGCAATATCATTTGCACTATTTGGTAAACCACATCGCAACATTAATAAACCACAACTTATAAATTCAATCAATAATAAAAATTGTTTGGTTGAAGTAGAATTCCAAATCGGCCAAGGCCACTTTAAAATTGTACGTGGATTAAAACCAGGTATATTTGAAATTTGGAAAAATGGCACGATGATTAACCAATCGTCTCATGCCAAAGAATACCAAAAGATCCTCGAGCAAAATATCCTGAAACTTAATCATAAAAGTTTCCATCAGGTGGTAGTGCTCGGCTCCTCATCCTTTATTCCGTTTATGCAATTACCTGCTGGACATCGTAGGGATGTTATCGAGGATCTTTTGGATATTAACGTATTCTCTAAAATGAATATGTTACTACGTGAAAGAACAAATTCACTTAAAGAACAATTAAAAGATTTAAACTATAAAATTGACATACAGAAAAATAAAATTGATACACAGACAAAATACATACGTGATATTACAGCTTTAACTGAAGAAAATAGAAAAGAATATGAATCTAGGATACATGAAGCGCAGAATAGTATCAATGAATTACAGACTGCGAATAGTGAGCTTAGCCTGGGCCTCGAAGAATCTATTAGAGAGTCCGAGGAAGGGCTATCGGCTTTACATGATAAACGCCAGGCCCTTATGCTCAGAGGTCAAGATAGGCAAACAAACCTCGCCAACGTCAGGAAGCGGATCACCTTTTTCGAAAAGAATGAGGTATGTCCCGTATGCGACCAAGGCATATCAGACTCGCATAAACATACGATTCTCGAATCTGCGCAGCAAGAAGCCAATAATATACAATCCGAATGTCGTGAGGTCGGGACGGAAGGGTCATCCGTGGAAGAAGAGATTAGGGCGGCTGGGGACATACTTCGAGCGCTTCGATCTAAGTTATCACAACTCAATGAAAATAACGTGCAGATCTCTGGACTCCAAAAACAAATTCAAGAATACCAGTCATCCTTAGATAAAGATGTGAGTGCAGATTTAAATAATGCACAGGATGATCTAAGTAATATGAAATCAGATAAAAATTCCTTATTGGAAAATAAAATTAATTTATCTGATCAATATAATTACAATTCTGTTATTGGCGAGATGTTAAAAGATACCGGTATCAAAACCAAAATCATCAAGCAATATCTACCTGCAATTAATAAATTGGTAAATCAATACTTGCAAATTTTGGATTTCTTTGTACACTTTAACTTAGATGAATCATTTCACGAAACTATTAGATCAAGGCATCGTGATGAGTTTACCTATGATTCATTTAGTGAAGGTGAAAAACAAAGAATCGATTTGGCACTACTCTTTACATGGCGACAGATTGCCAAAATGAAAAACTCTGTTGCCACAAACTTACTTATCCTAGATGAGACATTTGATTCATCTTTGGATCACGATGGTGTGGAGAATCTACTAAAGATTCTATATACACTTGGTGACGATACAAATGTATTTGTCATATCACATAAAGGTGAAATTTTGGATGGTAAATTCAAGAGTAAAATTGAATTCAAAAAAGAAAGAAATTTCAGTAAAATGTGTTAAAAAACACTTTACATTTACAGTAGTATGTGTTATAATTATATTAGTTTCTAAACAAATCCACGGAGTATATTATGGAAATCTCAGAAAATACTATGAGTATTCTGAAAAACTTTTCAGAGATCAACTCAAATATTTTGTTCAAAGAAGGCAATGCCATCCGAACAATGTCAGAGGCAAGAAATGTTTTGGCAACAGCCCATGTTGATCAAGACTTTCCACAGCAGTTTGGTATATATGACCTAAAAGAATTTATTGGTGTGCTGTCACTAGTCGATCAACCTAATTTACAATTCAATGATGAATCTGTTAATATTGGCGATGCATCTGGTAGATCAAAGGTTCGTTATTTCTTCTCTCCCGAAGAAACATTGACCACCCCACAAAAAGATATCAACATGCCTACGTGTGAGGTAAAATTCACACTTGATACAGAAACCTTAAATAAACTAAAAGGTGCTGCTTCAACCCTTGGTCATGATGAAGTTTCAATTACACCAGGCGAAGGTGTATTAACTATGAGTATTCTTGATAAGGATAATTCAACATCAAATACATATTCTATTGATGTTCCATTTGATACAAAACCAGATGATAATTTTAACCTTATTATGAGTATCTCAAACCTCAAACTTATTCCGGGTAACTATGAGGTATCAATTTCGTCAAAACTAATTAGTGAATTCAAGAATAAAGAAGTGAACGTGACTTATTGGATTGCACTAGAAAAATCATCTACTTTTGGAGTATAAAGACATGTCGAAAGAAAACGTAGAAGAACTTATGAAAGTTGCCAACCAGGTTTCTCGGTCAACAGTAGCAGTTGTTGATGCAGTAACCCAACGTGGTGGTTTCAAAGGTGAAGAACTTTCAACCATTGGTCAGCTACGTGACCAGGCCATTCAGGTTATCTCATTGGTTGAAACCATGCAGCAAGAAGCAGCAATGGAAGATGACGGAGACGAATAGGGTTTACTTTTCAACTTATTTGTGATATAATTATTTTTTGTTATGGAGTTTTGTAAATGTCTAATGAGTTTCTATGGGTTGAAAAATATCGGCCCCGTAAAATTGCTGATGCTATCCTTCCGGATAATCTAAAGCAAACTTTCCAAAAAATAGTGGATGGCGGTGAGGTACCAAATATGCTCTTCACCGGCACTGCTGGACTCGGTAAGACCACAGTGGCACGAGCAATATGCAATGAACTTGATCTTGACTATATCGTAATCAATGGATCCGAAAATGGTAATATTGATACTCTCCGTGGTAAAATCAAGCAATTTGCATCAACTGTCTCACTTCAAGGTGGAACCAAGGTTGTGATCCTTGATGAGGCAGATTACCTGAACCCACAGTCAACACAACCTGCTCTCCGTGCATTTATCGAAGAGTTTTCCAACAACTGTCGGTTCATCCTTACTTGTAACTTTAAAAACAGAATCATTGAACCACTTCATTCTCGGTGTGGTGTATATGAATTTGGTTTTACTTCCAAAGACCAAGCCACTGAATGCGCAGCGCAGTTTATGAAACATGTTGGGACTATTCTAGATACAGAAAATGTCACCTATGATAAGGCTCCGCTTGCTAATTTGATTATGAAACATATGCCTGATTGGCGGAGGGTATTAAATGAATTACAAAGGTATGGCATTGCTACTGGCCACATTGATGTCAATATACTTAGCAATTTGGCAGATTCAAACTATGACGACCTCTTTGATCATCTGAAAAATAAAGATTTTAAAAAGATGCGTAAATGGGTTGCTGATAATATAGATATAGATGCAAGTGCTATTTTTAGATCAATGTATGATAGAATGACTGATAAGGTTTCCCCTCAGTCCATTCCACAATTGGTACTAATTCTTGCAGATTATCAGTATAAAAATGCATTTGTAGCCGATCACGAGCTAAATGTAGTTGCCTGTTTAACGGAGGTCATGGCCAATGTCGAATTCAATTAGATTATACACTCAGAATGATTGCCCTTATTGTGTCATTATGAAAAAGAAACTTGACCAGTGGGGTATGAGTTATGAAACAATAAACATTAGTGAAAACTTGGATGGTAGAAACTTTTTAAAAGAAAATAACCATCGTACTGTACCACAATTATATTATGGCACTATTCATCTTAATAAAGTTGATACTGCAGAATTTACAAAACAAATTATGTTTTCTGAAATGATGTTAAAATATGATGAAAATGATTCTGGCGTGGAAATGTTCTAATGAAAAGGGCATGGACTTTATGGGCAAGACATCTAGGCCAAAAGGTCGGTGATACAGATACCGATGCCAATATAGTTGCTGTTATCAGAACTTTTTGGTGGTTACTGCATGTCATTGCCTGTTTTATGATTATAATACACAATGGTGCCAAACTTGGATGGTGGTTATGAATCCCTTTGAATATTTAAATGCAATTAATAGTACAAAAAAAGACATAATGGTTGATGATATAGCCGAAAAGGGTTATAATTCCTTTATGATTAATCGTGGCCTATCCTATTTTAATGACACAGTCCTTATGGCTAACGAGATGAATATCAATCACACCATTGATAACCGTTTACAATTTGACTTTCTTATAAATATAATTCGTAAGAAAAAGCGGTTCTCAAAATGGATAAAACCTGAAACCGTAAGTGACGTGGAAGTAGTCAAGGAATATTATGGTTATAATAATGAAAAAGCCAAACAAGCCTTGTCCCTTCTCACATCTGATCAAATTATGAATTAAAGAAGAAGGTTTACAAAGGTGGAAGAAAATAATATTGTTGAATGGACACCAGGCTCAATGCTTGAAGTCACTCTCAACGAACCAGATGATTTCCTAAAGGTTCGTGAAACGTTGACTCGTATCGGTGTCGCATCCCGTAAAGATAAAAAGTTATATCAATCTTGCCATATTTTACATAAGCAAGGTAGGTATTTTATTGTTCATTTTAAAGAGTTATTTTTACTAGATGGTAAAAAGTCTAACCTTGAAGAAAATGATCTTGCACGTAGGAATACAATAGCTCAACTTATGAGTGATTGGGGTCTTATAACAATTGATGGACCGAGTGTTGAACCTCTAGCTCCAATGAGACAAATTAAAATTATCCCGTTTAAAGAAAAAAATGAGTGGGAACTTTGCCCGAAATATAATATCGGAAGTAAATAATGTATAGAGTGACAGGATATTTTAGCAACGCAAAAGTTGTACAAACATTCTATAACGTATATGATGCTATAGAATTTAAAGACATCGTTGATGCTAATTATCCTATAAAAGTAACCTTTGAAAAAGGAGTGTATCCGATGAGAACATTAATAGTAGATTCATGGAATCATATTATGAACCATGAATTAAATCCCCTTAGACATATCCCAGATTTACAGACTCGCCACGTAGTCATGCAATTCCTTGCATGGATGTGGTGTATTATTTTTCCTATGAGTCTTGGATCAATTACCGTATTCGGTGTGAGTGCAGTTGCCCATGCTCTGTTAATTGCAGGCATTGTGATAACTGTAGGTACATTTGAAACTGCGAAACGTAAACCACAATATTTTGGTGGATTAGGTCGTGGTTATGGCGGTGAACACGAATAAAGATTATATATAATATTAGGAATGCCGAATAATCGGGTTCCATTTTAACCTTGCAAGTCATTGGAGGTACATATGACTGGATTAGTTTACCCACGCAGTGGGTTCATCGGTTTCGACCACATCTTCGATCAGTTGGAAAATATCCACAAGCATGCGAAGGATACCTATCCCCCACATAACGTAGTAAAGGATGACGAATTTAGATTCTGTCTGGAACTAGCAGTGGCCGGATTCAAAGAAGATCATATTGATATTGAAGTTAAAGACCATGTGTTAACGATCAAAGGTGATCGTCCACAACGTCGGCAACCAGATAAGTATGTTCACAAAGGTATTAGTGCAAGAAACTGGAAGAAGTCATTTAGACTGTCTGAATATACAGAAGTAATCGGAGCAGATCTGCAGGACGGAATTTTGACTGTCGAATTGGAAGTCGTCCTTCCTAAAGAGAAGCAGCCTCGTAAAATCACAATTGGTCAAAACGAGGAAAACGGAAATGACAACAATAGTACTAAACAAGGGCTTTTCAATCGTTCAAGCAATCGTTGATTCTTTTTCAGGAATCAATAAGGCAGTAATTATGGCACGTGGTGCTGAAGCTAATTACCAAATTGCCGAACAGTTACGACACGA